TAAGAGAATTAGCCATCGTTTCATTCGTCTTTCTTTTTAGTCATAGGACAATTTACGGGTGTGTTATTCTTACCTTTAGAATTACTGGTAGACAAACCAAAAGTGGCTAATGCACCAGTAAACACGCTGGCAACGAACGTGATATCGCCACTAGAACCCTTCTTAATCATCGGGAGTTCCACGTAATTTAAGGTTATGATAAATCCTGCCCAAACCACAACTCCAAGCCTTACAAAGGTTCCTAGGATCTGTATCTGAGCTTCATTATCTTCTGCTGCATCTTTTAGTTTATGCAGAAGGTTCTTCGGCTTTGGGGTTTCCATTCAGTTTCTTTTGAATTCGTTTAGCGAGTTGCATTATAATTGGTTTAAATACCTTAACACATTGTTTAAATAAACTTGTAGCAGTTAAGGTTGCAGCTACAGAGATAAATGCTGTAGTAGCTGCAGTAACCATTATCTCTTCCTGTGGTACAGGTATTGTTATATCAGTAAAAGGGATATTAACCCTTTGTACTTCAGCAGCTGTTGGTTCATTATCTTCTTCCTCCTCCTCCTTACCAGTTGGACCTCGTAAAGCACCTGATGGTACTAACATAGGTTTATACGTAGGTAATAGTGCCTCCGGTGCATCCAGATTAGGACGCGGTAAAGGTGGAGCTTGTGGTAGTATTTGTGGAGGTAAGTTTATAGATGGAAATTCCATATATTACCATGTGTGAGTACCTGTACTTGTTAAATGTTCACCGTCAACTTCTATTGCATATAGCATGCCCCAGTACCCGTCGCTATCACTTCCAATATATCTTATTGACCATAGTCCAACGTCACCGGCAACATGACTAAAAGTCAACCATTGAGCATCACCTAAACCACCACTACCAGTTTGTTGAACATTTACTGTTGTAGTCCTAGTCCAAGGATTATCTGCAAATTTAGCCTCTACCTTAGGGGTCCCGCTTCTATTATCACCATCAAAGTATACTCTAACTTGGTTAGAAAATCCTATCATAGGATCAAACGTATATTTGACCCAGTAATCACTTCTGCTGCTTCCACCAGCATCTTGATAACTACTTTGGTTAGTTCCTCCATTAAATACACGCTCTTTAGGATAAGATGCATTATCACCTGTAGTAGTTCCTGACCAGCTACCGCCACTGCTGTAGGTAAACTCATGGTCATATTGAGCAGCGCCAGCAGATACAGTTATTAGACCTTGAGCTCCTCCTCCCATACCGCTCAAACCAGCGATAGGTGATTCTTTAATTTGTGGGTAAATTAACATACAATGTTCTCCATTTAAAGTCCATTAAAACCACCTACGTCATAGGCGTTTTTCATATCATTAGCAGTTATGCCTCGATCTATCCATATAACAAGATTATCTAAAGCATTAGGACGGGTGTTGCCATAGTCATAGTTACCTCCTATACAGTGAAGTCGAATGTAGTTATTAGTATTTAAGGTGTTACTAACTTCTAACTCTCCATCTACAAATAATTTAACAGTATCAGAGGAGCCATTATTTTCCCATATCAAACCACAGTGATGCCAGTTACCATCAGTAACACTGTTCTGACCACTGTCTATCAAAGTACCTGAATGCATCAAAGCTAATTTACCTCCTTCTAAACCAAAGGCACCATGAACGTCACCAGATGTATCACCACAAAAAGGAATGTCTACTGTATAGTCGCCGCCGTTAGTAGAGGTTTGAGTTCCTTTATACCAAACAGAAACGGCGTATTGGTCATGACTATTAAGAGAATACGCAGCTTCACCTTCTAATTCAATATAATTTGTTACTATATTTCCTCCAGCTTGTCCTAAGTAACCGCCACCGCCGGCATAACCACCAGATGACTCATAAACAGGTGTGCCTTTTACATCATATTCACCTACCTCAGCTCCATTCGACTCTTCACCTAGACCACCACCATCAAAATTAAATGCATAGTCAAAAGGTTTTTTTATACCTGTAGCTTCTCCTACTACAGTCAATCCTGAAGTACCACCTCCCATACCGCTTAATCCTGCTATAGGTGATTCTTTAATTTGTGGATAAATTAACATACAATGTTCTCCATTATTTAGTTACAGTTTTATACATATAATCACTTACTGTGAAATCAGCCTTACCAAATAATCTTTCAGCAGTTTTATCTGCATTCTTATAGTACTTTTCACCCATCTCATCTAAGAATTCTTCTAAATCATTAGAGTGTAATAACTCTCCATCTGCTATTCTTTTAGCACAATAAGCAACATAACCAGAAGTTTCAGTCATACATATTTGAGGGTGTATACCAAACTGTTGGCAGTACTCAATAGTTGAAGTAGACATTCTTCCACCATCAAGTAAGTTACGATACATTAATTCAAATGCACGTCTTACATGGTGTTTCTTTTCTTCTTTTTCAAATGCCTCTTCATCCCAATCTTCTATACCATTTTTAGCTTTAATATTATTATAAGCTTCAATTAAAGTAGCAAGATCTCCAAAAGACCCATTAATCTTCTGTTCCATAGTAGCAAGGCTGACACAACTTTGTCTATACCTTGCTTGTTTAATTGGATCATCAGAATCTTTTAAATCGTCTAACCTCTTTAATGCTTTAGCATGGCTTACTTGAGCTTCAGATAGAGCCAGTTTTCTTCTCTCAGCTTCTGCCAAGATCTGCCTTAGCATACGATAAGGAGAATGACCATTAAGCATAGTCAGACTCATTAGTGCTAGTGTTGATTGGCTGTTATTACTACCAAAAGCTGCTGTCTTTTCAGCTAGCTCTGGTAAGTATTGCTGTACTTTTTGTACTGCTGCCTCGTTGACAATATTACTTGGTATAATGAATCCTGCTGATTCATGTTTTTCGATGTTACTCATATTAGGTGGATTTTGTGAATTGTTTTTTCTTATATACCTTACTTACTATAAGGCTCATACTGCACCGCCACTAGCTGCTGCTACGCCATATCTACTACCTGATAGAGCACCAAAAGTCGAGCTATTACTCGGACTGCCTATAGTTATATACCGTATTGCACTTTGCGTACTATCTGTGTATCCGCCTTGGAAAACCCCTCTAGTTTCATTTGCCGTTCCAGCGAGGGTACCTACTGCCGTATCGACATCACCAAAATCAGTACAGTTTTCAGAACTATTATCTAGAGTTCTATAATCTATTATATTTTTTCGAATAGCATTAGCACCTGTCCCACCAAACCAAACGCCTCTTGTTGGGCTACAGCAAGCGGCGCCTTGTCTTCTTGCTTCAGTGAGATTTCCGATCGAGGAACTCTGATTCCCGGGAGATTGTATGGTGACATATCTAACATCATCGGTCTGTCCAAATGAGCTTTGTCCTGAGTAGCTACCACCACCTCCAAATAACGCGTATGTATCGTTAGAGACCTGTCCTTGCATGCACAATTCTGGTTGGACTCCAGTCCCAAAGCTAGAAGCATTACCAGTTGTGGCAATGGTTACATATTCTATTGTTTGTACTAGTGTATCCCCTTGACCATAGTTGCCTCCAGCAGCTATGCCCCTAGAGCCATCTGATCCTGTAAACATCGTCTTTCTGTCATCTGATAAATCTCCGAAATTTGTACCATTACCAGTTGTAGTCGGGTCTATATACTCTATGTCGTCAGTACTGTTATCGTAGTTATAAGAACCACCAAAAAATATACATCTAGAGGTAGAACCCATTCCACCAGACATAACAGTTGCTTCAACTTGGCTACCAAAAGAAGAACTATTACCAGTACTACTAATGGTTATATATTCATAACCTGTATGTGAGTGACTGGCGATACCTCTATCTCCATACCAAATATCTGGTGCAGCCGCTCCAGCAAGTGTTAAACCAGAGGTTCCGCCACCATAACCAGCTAGCCCCGATAAGGGCGCCATTTTAATATAATTCATTAAAGTTAGCTAGTTTTTGATTGATTACCAATAACAGTCCATGTTGCAGAAGCTGTTTTGATAATGGTATAAGAGTGAATATCTACACCTGAAGAACCACCGTCAGAAGGTGCGGAACCTCCAACCCAGTTCTCTGTTACAGCTACACCATCAATTGTCAGTTGAGCACAGAAACCACCTGCTGCTGCAGTTGTAATAAGTACTACTGTAACAACATCACCTACAGCCATCTTACTGTTCAACGTTGTCGAACCATCATAACGAAGGTTAGGTGTTGCAGTTGTAGTTTCTTGAGTTGTAAATAGGAAGACGTTGCCATTAGCAAGGTCTAGGTTAGGTGTAGCACTTAGTTTACCTGCAGTAACTGTTACATGCTCAGTTAGAAGACCAGCAAGGTCAAGACCTGCTAGTGTACCTACTGAAGTTAGTGAACTACCTACAACAGAAGATCCAAGTGTTGTTGCACTTAGTACTGATACATTATTAATCTTATATTCTTGACCTGTAGCAGCATTAACGTGCTGGTTAAAGTCCCAAGAATCAGTTGAGTTTGTCCATAGGATTGTTTTGTCTGAAGCGCCTTTAAGGGTTACACCCCCTCCATCGGCGGTGCTATCTGATGGACTTGCAACAGAGCCAAGTTCAATGTTTTTATCATCTACACTCAGTGTAGTAGAATTCACAGTGGTGGTTGTACCATTCACTGTTAAATCTCCACTTAGTGTCAATGCAGCTGCATTAACTGTTCCAGTAAAAGTAGGCGAAGCTTTAGGAGCTACGTCACTTAGCGCTAATTCTACATCAGATCCACTGTTGTCATATACAAGAGTGTCTGCTTTAATTTTTCCGTATGCCATAATTAAGATACCAACCAGGTTGAGTTTGCGGGAATTGTAACAACGATATTGTTGTTAATTGAAAGAGGCCCAACCGAGTGGGCGTTTTTATTAGTTGTTATTGAATAGTTAGTTGTAATTGTTTGAGAGTTCTCTACAAAGATAGCGTCAGTACCACCACCTGTTGCACCAGATGAAGAGGTACCCCAGGATAACACACCTGAACCATTTGTCTGTAAGAACTCATCTGTCGCACCATCGCCATCTGGTAACGTAAGTGTTACATCAGCTGTAACTGCTGCTGGTGATTTAATGGTAATTTTATTACTACCATTACCACTAGTTTCATAAAGCGCAATACCACTATTATTAGTACACCAAAGATCACTTTCTACTGCTACGTTAGTAAAGGTAGCATTACCAGCTCCATTATAATCTAAGGATCCATTGATAACTACATTACCACTTGAATCGTAAGTATGTGTACCAGTGAATGTACCACCTGTAGCACTTTGTTGTGCTATTAAATCATTACCTTCTTTAACATATAAAGAATTCTCATCTGTTGCATAGCAAACTTCACCTTCTTCAAGTGCAGCTTTATTTGTATTCAATACTGAATAAGTTCCCCGAGCTACGCGGACCGGGGTTCTAGGACTTGGTACACCCATTTAAGTAAACGCTCCTCCGTCATAAATAGTTGAGACTGTTGCTGAACTTGCGGTTAGGGTGAAATCCCCACCATCAATAACTGGCAACGCAGTTCTATCAAAAGCAGTGTTAGTTTGTATTCCATTACCTTCATGAGCCTGCTCAGCACACATATAATGTAAAACTGTAGGTAATGTATCTGTTGTAACTATTTCTGTATAAGCACCCGCTGAACCAGGGGTACCATTTAATGTTACACCAGTTGAGTACAATGTAGTTTTATCTGCTTCTTCATAAAACTTCAAAGTATGATTTGCATTAGATGAATCAGCTTGATCAAATCTATAAGTCATACCTGGAGTAAACTCTAAAAACGGAGCTTGCTCACCATTAAGTATATATCCATTAGATGATCCGGTTCCATTATAACGATGGAATGCATTTTTCGTAGCTACTTTAACAGTAAAATAATTTATATTGCCTGTCGTTGGTGTTCCAGCTAAATGAACTCTTGTATTAGGTAGGTACCTATCTTCAGGATCATTTGCAAAATAACTCATATAAGTGAACGTCTTCTGATTAGAAGCATCTGCACCTGAGGCAGAGTTAAAATTAAATTCTAATCTTACCGTAAGACCGGGAGCCCCTTCAAAAGTAGCTGGAATGTTTTGTGTTTTATAATGTACACCACTATGGACCCAACCTTCATTAATTAAATTAGTTGAATCAGTTACTTCATAATAACCTAAATTATCAGTTGCATCTTCACCTGGAGCAAAGCCTTGTAAAGCAGCTTCATTAGCTTTCTGTGTGTATGTCACAGCTGCAGCAACAGCAGCGCTTGCAGCGTTAGCAGTAGTTACAGCATTATTCGCAGTCGTCACAGCACTAGCAGATGTAGTATTTGCTGTATTCGCTGTAGTCACTGCACTATTTGCAGTTGTCACCGCATTACCAGCTGTAGTATTTGCTGTATTCGCTGTTGTAACTGCTCCATTAGCTGTACTAACTGCACTGTTTGCAGTACTTACTGCACTATTAGAAGTGGTTACAGCGGATTCTGATGTAGTAATAGCATAACCAACACCCTTAGGATCAGTCGATGCATTTGTATTATTACCTGTTTGAGTCCATGTAGAACCTCCATCAGTAGTTATCGCAACCAATCTATCAGTCGCTAGCTTTGCTGAATCAGCAATAGCATCAGCGGCATTAGCTGTACTAACCGCACCATTGGCTGTACTAACAGCGCTATTAGCTGTAGTTACTGCACTGTTTGCTGTATTAACAGCATTAGTCGAGTTTGTGTTCGCTGTACCAGCTGTAGCATTAGCTGTCGCCGCAGTTGTATTAGCTGCGTTAGCGGTAGTTACAGCGTTTGACGCATTTGTAGATGCAGTGTTAGCTGTTGTAACTGCGTTACCAGCTGTTGTAATAGCATAAGGTACACCCTGTGGTTTAGCAGGTCTATTAGCTATAACTGGGTGCTCTTCTGTTCCAGTAGTATCAGATCCATCACCATCGATAATAAATCGTTTAGAATAATCCTGAGCAGAAGCTGTATCATACTCCCCTTCTTGTGTTACATACAAGTTCTGAGTATAGTTATCATTAAGATCATTAGACCTAATAGCTGAGCCTGGATAGAAAGTTGAAGATAAGCTATCACTAGCAGTATCCCTATAGACTCTAACTATCTTTCCTGTAGCAGGAGCAGTACCAAATCTTATTGTCGTTGCATTATGTAAAGTATAATGAGTTGTAATTGTCTGATCTGTACCATCAAGGCTTACCTTAATGTCAGATTCTTTTAAATATGGAAATGTGAAACCAAAGTCAACGGCGGTATTGTCTCCAGTATATACGTTTTGAGTTGTAGCCATAATGCCTATTTGTTACGGGTTTGTTTTAATAATTGGTTTACATTTTTCTGTGTTTTGGCAGCGCCTCTAGTATCACCCCGTTGTAATTGCCAATTTCTATATACTTTCTCTCGGCCTAAGTAAGTGAATTGTTCATTTCTAGCTTCTAAAGCATCCCATGCTGAATCAAATGCCTCATCATGGATACGATCTAATTCTTTATGTATTAAAGTTTCTTTTATAGGTAGTTCTTTTTGACTCTTTAAACCTCTAACTCTGGCATATTCTGCAAGTTCTTTATTCCAGAAGCCATCACCTTCAGTCATAAGTCTCTCTACTTGACCTTTAAGGTTAGCATTATTAGCTATCCAGTTATTAATAAAGTATCTATCTTTAGTGCTTAATGGTTCTTTAGTTATTTTATTTCTTCTCATCTTTTGTAGCCCATCCCAACCAGTACTCAGTAACCATTGTCTCCAAGGCTCCATACCACCATTAACTTTGAATACAGGTAGTAAGGCATTAGCAGAAGCATTCATATGTTCCCAAGTATTGATAGGTCTACCAGTATATACATCAACTAAATCTTGTAGATTTTCATTACCACTGAATAAAAACTTATTAGCATTCTGAAGATAAGCCCAGAAGTCATTTTCTACATCTTTAAGTTGTGGAGTAACAGCGTTATTGAGAATGCTTCTCACTCCTCTGAATGGTATTAGTAGTTGATCAGCTTGTTGAGCTGTAAATCGTGCCCATGCAGAAGGATCTCCAGAGATTAAACCTGCAATAGGATTAAATCCACTGAGGAATGTGCTATTAGTTATATTCATACTAATAGAATAAGCTGTTTTTCTAAAGAAATCTTCAGTAATAGATTGATCTATACGGTTTGATTGATATACTACATCAGCTGTAAGTCCTAATAGCTTATCAAATGGTTCATATCCTCTATAACTATGCCATTGTCCAGTTACTGGATTCTTAATAGACAGAGGTTGCCACCCCATACCCATTAATCTACGCTTTTCTGCAGCATCTTGTGGTCCATTACCAGTAAGACTACCTTCTAAAGCTAGCATACCAGCACCCATAACCACGGTACTACCCATGATTTGACGTCCAATATACTCATTTCTTAGAGCAGTGAAAGCTGCATCTGCGTTTTGATTAGCATCAATACCGTGCTCAACTAGTGCTGCTAACTTTTCTTCTTTAGTAGCTGCACCTAAAACTCTACGAGCTCTAGTCATAGCAGGGCCTAGATTACTCATAGGGTTAAATGACCAAGATAATTCTAAAGCATTGATACCTGTACGTGGGAATAAGAATAAACCTCTTGCAGCAGGTACATGTTCTAAGAAAGCATCTAACTTCTTAACAACAGTATTATCCATGTTAAGTGCTAGTTCTTTAGAAGCTATTTCAGCTGCTCTATCTTTTAATACACCTCTAGAATCGAAAGCTTCATCGTATAACCTTCGTTGCATATCCAAGAAATCATCTTGTTTAAATGCACCACGGCTATTCTCAAGCACATAATCATATGCTTTAGCACGAGCCATACCACTAGCCATGAATGAATTAAGGAATCCGTCAATAGAATAAAGAGCAGACGTACCTAATTTAGTCCATGTTTGATTGTTCCACCAGGTTAAACCCTTAGCAACATTATACATAGCTAATTTACCATTCTCAGCATTCGCTCTCCAACCTTCAGCAATCTCATCTAAGATCTCCATGTCTTCAATCTTAGCTTGCCTTAAGTCAGCACGACCACGCATCATCATTTCTTCAGGATGTTGTACAGCATTATTCCATTCTTGCCTCATGACTTTAAAGCCACGCTTCATATTCTCTGAGAAACCACCATATACTTGATAAGCACGTTTTAAAGCATCAATATCACCTGTAACTGCAGCACCTGCAAAGACACTAATAGGTTTAACTGTAAGTAGAGTTGCGTTACCAACTGCAGCACGTGCAGGTGAGAGACCCATAAGTATACTATTTATCCTAGCAGTTTGCATACCTTGTACTATAATACTAGGTACTTCAGGATTCTTATCGTATATACCTTTCTTAATAAGACCTATCTTATCTTCTGCCCAGGCGTGCATCTTATGTATTTGATCTACATTACCATTTGTCTTATCATAAAGCATTTGGAATGCCTTATAATAGTGAGGGTTTTCTTTAGCAGTCTTCTTAAAGAACTCATGTGACTCATTAGTCTTAGCTTTACTATAAGCTATGTACTCATCAAAGTCATCACCTTGTTTTCTCAGCCAATCTATAGCTACAGACTCATCACCAAGCTGTTTGATTCTTCTATACTCTTGAGCTTTATTAGTTATATATTGGTTAGCATTAACTTCATCAGCAAGTAGAGCTACCTTATCAAAGATTATACTCATCTGTCTAGATGTATCAGCAGTTTCACCGATCATCTTAGCAGCTGTGGCTGTATCTGTAATAGTATCAGCAGCTTGTTGTGTAAGCATAGCTGAAGCTCTCATTTGATTAGGATCAAATAGTTTCTCATAAGACTCTTTTAAAGCTCTAGAGGCTATAATCCAATCTTCTTCACCTAAGAATTTATTAGCACCAAATGTAACTGCTTTCATATCATCAACAATCATTTCAAATTCTCTGATTGTTATATCTTTACCATGAATAGCAGTTGTTAAATTATCTACAGCTCTATTAATCTGTTCAGCACTTATTTTTTTACCAGCAATAACAGCATCAACATTAGGTGTAATACGATTGAATAAGTCATCTAATGCTAAAGCACGTTCATCACCATTAACTGCTCTACGAAATCTCTTTTGGAATGATTCGTCAGCTACTGATACTGCTCTACCATTAATAGTATCTACATTATTTTGAATCTGTGCATGATTTACTTTAGCTAATAAAGGATCAGCTTCTAAATCATTAACAGCTCTACCAGCAGCATCTTCTCCTATATCATGTATAAAAGGATTATAACCTTCTTCACCTAATGGATCACGTCTCAAAGCATCAGCACCTTCTTCAACTTGTGCAGCTGTTCTAGCTTCTCTTCTAGGTTCTACTGCAGCTGTAAGTGGATCATCATACTGATTTAATTTAGCTTGTCTTGTTTTGATAGCTGTATCTGCTACACCATCCCTTGGGAAAAGTTTAGCCTTTCTACCAAACGTGAAAGCAGCACCTAGAAGTTCTACACCTCCAGCAAAACCAGCAGCTTCTAATACGTTCTTTTTCCATCTTACATCAGGACTATCACTAGCTCTAGTGGCCCAAGGTATATCCCAACCTAACCAGTCATTAAGCACCGCACCCATGTTATCATCTTTTTTAGAATGAGAAGATATCATAGCTACACTAGTATCTACACCAGTATAAGCAGCAATAGCACCAAGAGTTTTTGCATAACTAGGTATACGCATGGCAGCCGTAGCTGCTTTAGCACTACCTACAATAGCACCACCACCTAACATGGTTGGTACAATAATAGATGAAGCATCTCTTAGTAATTTATGACCAGGATGAGTAGAACGATAGGAGTTATTATCCCACCATTCATCAACAGGTTTAAGCCAAGGTACTAATCCTACAGCATCAGAAGCAAAGTCACCTACACCTAATACAGGTTGTAAGGCAGTCTCTGCTACACCTCTAACTACATCCCCTACATCAGAGAATTCATCAGGAGGTGGTTGACTAGCAGCTTCTAAAGAATTTGCTTTTTCTTGTTCTTGTTTTTCATAAAAATCTGCACGTTCATTAGTAAAGTTATCTAGTGATTGTAAACTAGAATCAATAGGATTCTGTGCAGGATCTATAACATCAGACATTTTGTACCTCCGCTAATACTCCGTGTAATTCAGGACGAACAAAAGCTATAGACCTGGGACTGAAAGGTGAAGTTAATGATTTATAAGATTCTTGTAAATAAGTTTGATCTTCTGGCTCGGTAATTGATTCAAGCCAAGGTTTCTCACCTTCTGCTCTGAATATTATTTCAAATAATTTATCTTGATTAGGTCTACTAAAACTAGATTCCATAGACAAACCAGCTGCTTCAGCATACTTTTCAATTTGCTCACCTGTTAAACGATACATACCAGCTTGTTCTAATTTCAATTGTACGACTTGACGTAATGTAGCATTAGTTAAATGGAAATTAAAATCTTTAACCTTTTTACTATGCTTATCACCTTCTCCAGTATTTATATTATTATAACCACCTACTGGTTGTATTCTCTTTTGAAGTAATTCACGAGAATTATCTATCATAGGTTTAATATAAGGCAGAGGTCCATCTGTATGTGCGCTATTAATAGCTGCTGTACTATTAAGACTTAGTTTATATTGTTGATCGGGTTTAACACGTGAACGAGCTTTTTTATATGCATTGATATATTCTTTAGGATACTCAGGTATTAAAGGAGTTCCTGCTTCAGTTGCTAGTTTATTATGAAAAGCTATTTGTCTCATCTCTTGTTCTAAAGCTGAGACACCAGTTTGATTTTCAATAATAAGAGCTTCTGGTATATCAAAACCACTGCCATTAAGTGCTATAGCTTGAGATTTTTCTAATAACTCTTGTGCTGGTAATATTTCTATAGAATCTAAAGCACTTCTATCCCGCCTAATATCAGAAACTTTTTCAGTTGTATTTAATCTGAGGACAGTTCTATTAGGATCAGATCTGCCACCAACAAAATCTCTAGTCTTAGTTCTAGGATTTAAATCTACTTCAAAAGTATTTTTCTGTTCAATCTCTTTTGTCAACATATCTGTAGCATAATTCAACGCATCATCATGTTGATCATAACCATTCTTTCTGATATAAGATTTATAATATCTAAGGCCTATAGATCTTGCTTCTCGTTTAGCCCAAAGTGCAGTATGAGATTTCTGGAAAACAGACTTACTAGGTAATAAAGCTTCTAATTTTCTATTAATCCATTCAGTTAAAATCTTATCTGTACCAGTTTCACCTTGAGTTGGCATCTCTCTATTATGAGTTGTTATCATTTGAGAAGCTTGTATTTCAAGTTGTGGTGGTAAATTCAAAGATTTTAAGTAATCAACACCAATGAATTGACCTCCTTTGATTTTAGCTTGAAGACGTAATAGACTTGTTTTAGAGTTTATACCACCTGCACCATCTAATGCAATCTCTTTTTGAATTAACTGTGCAGACTCACTGAAGCCATTTTTAACAGCTACTTTATGTCTTTCAATTAATTGATCAGCTGTAGGTGGCTCCTCTCCGCCATATAGAAACTCAAAGGTCTCCCCTAAAAATGTAGCTTTCTTAGTTTTATAAGCAGCTTGACTAAGGTTTGCAACTTTTTGAGCGTGATCGGCATTACTAAAAAGTGCTTTTTCTATCTTCTTTGCATCACCCTTCCAGTGCTCACGTATAGTAGTTGTCTTCCCTTCAGGCCATCCTCTAGGTGTAAACTCATGATCTAATATTTTACCATACTCTTCGGTAGCTAAACCACTTTCTAAACGATGGATAAGCATAGCATTGACTTGATCACGTGCTATTTTGTCTCCACCTTGATGGTCTATAAGATTTAAGTAAGCTTCTCCTATAGATACAGTACCTATTTGTAAACCTGTTTCTTCGTCTATCTTAGGTTGTATTTTTGCATTATCCCAAAATGCACCTAATCTTTGAGCATTAGCTTCCTTTGCCTTTCTCTTACTTACAACCTGTTGGTTTCTATATATACTAGCAAATATCGCATCCTTCATCTTCCAAGCACCAGAAGATTCTAGTACTTTATAGTCAATAGAACCACCACGTTTTTCGTCAATTAAAAGTTCAATTTGACGTAACGCTTCACCTAATTTAACAGGATCACCAGATTCAAATGCTGTATTAAATGTAGTAGTAGTATCACCTACTTGTAATCTTTCATTACCTAATTGTTCAATTAGACTAGGTAACTCTCTTACTTTTCTTACCGCATCTGACTCAGCAATTGCTATTTGAAGATAACCATCAAGACCATGTAGTTCTCTGATGATATCATCTGAAGCACCTTGTTCTTTAAGTTTCCTGTATTGTGCAGTGGTCTTCATAGAAGAGTTCCAAAGACCCTTCTTAAGTCCATTAATCTCTTTAACTATATTAGGATCAATACCATATTTATTAGCATGATCCTTCCATAGTACTTTTAAAGCATCTTGCTTCTTCTGTACTCGTTCACCTATTATCTGTGAACCAGTTTTAGTAAGCTTAAGTACATCATCCATAAGTTGAGTACGTTGCTTACTTCTAGCTTCAGAAGCATTAATCTGACTTTGTATTTTACCCCACTCTGCCTTAGCATACATGCGGTTAAAATCAGTTCTTAGTCTGAAATTGCTTTCTCTATTCTTAGCTTCTGCTGAGTGGTTTTGTCGTAGTTGATTAGCAACACGATCAGCTTGTTGTCCGTTCCAAGCTATTACTTCTTTCTGGTTCTGCATAGACCGTAGTCCTTGTTCCCGAATTTTTTCAGGAGTAGAATCAGAAAGATTTATTGCTTGGAAACCTCTTGCTTGGGCGTACCCGTTATAAAGAAGTGCCATTTATTTTAAGTTGTTTTTATTAGAATAATCCCGCTGATTTGAAGCCCCCGAAAGCATTGAATCCTGTATTTATTCCAGACATAAGTGGTCCTAAGAATGTATCAGCTCTAGCACCTTCAACAGGCATGAGATGTTGCATCTCTTCCCAGCTCCTTGGAGCATCAGGATACTGATATTTCATTGTAGGTAGTTGTAATGGTTTACTTAGTTCAGGAGCAAGAACAGGTTTTGGTGCAATCCTATCTTCAGCAGCCAAATCAGCTTGCCATTTCTCCATATCAATCTTCTGTATATCTGCAGCATACTGACCGCTAGCACTCTTCATACTTTCAACTAACTGTCTTTCACCAAACTCAAATCCAGCATAAGCTTCTTGCATACTCATACCATACATACTATTATCTCTAGTTATCATATCAACTAAAGCTTGTTGAGTTCGGGTACCTTCTACAAGTACAGCGTGTATATTTTTTTCTGCAGTCCTACCAGACTGTCCTAAATTAAGTGCTTGACCCTTTTTAGCTAAGGTTTGAATCTTTGCATCTTCACCTTTACCTGCAGCTACATCACGTTTAGCACCAATTTGTTCCATTAACTTACGTGTTTCAAACCCAAGATTCATAGTGATATCTTCGTATTTGAAACCCATTTCAGTTAGGCGTTCATTATATTTTCTCGTATTATCATTAATTGCTATCTCTTGTGCTAAATTGTTATAATCTAATTGTGTTTCAAAACGATCTAAACTAGCATTATAAGCAGCGGTCATATTATTATAATCAAATATGCGCAGCTCATTCTTATCTATCCATTGATTTATAGCAGTTCCATCCTGCCACTCACGCATTAGATCATCATTATGACGCTGTATATCAATACCTTCTACAGCAAAAGCGTAAGCATCTTGACCTTCTTCCCAATTATATCTAAACTTTTTTCTTTCTAATTCCTCCATCCGTGCCATCGCACGGTTTTGATCTCTTGCAGAATTTCTAGAACTAACGAAATTCAATGCACCCATACCTATTGCTACAGCAGTCCAACTCATACTTAAACCCTCCTATAAAAACGTGGTGAATATGTTCCTTCCCACGCCATAGAAGTTAAGGCTACAGGAAATGGTGAGTCACTGAAGACTCTAAGTGTATAATTATCAGATCTCTGATGTATAGGTACAGTGAATATAGATTGTGTATCTAATGGGACATCATCAGAAAGATAATAGTTAGCGTCTTGAGTGGGTTGTAAGACATACCAATTATCTACATATACTTCCACAGTTTCAGCTGGTGTTGTTACGTTAGCAACTGTAGTTGCAGCAGCTGGTGCTGATACAGAAGGAGCTATTGAAACCATAACTAAACCATTACCTTGATCTGTAACTATATATTGATCATCTTTAATATATAATGCTCCATTAACTTTTAAACGTACATCATTTTTATCATTCACTTGGAATGTAGGGGTAAAGTCTTTAGTACTTCCGTCCCCTATCCATGTCTGAGTTGACCCTTTATATCCTTTAGATTTTAATTTAAATCCTACAACACTAGACTGTCCAATAGAGAATTTCATTCTTGCTACTGTAAGCGAGGCAGTATAATCTGACATTGCACCTGCGTCATCTTTTCTAAAATACATCTTAGGTAAAGTTATATCATAATTATATTTATAACCTACATATACATTAGCCGCTTGAGCACTTAAATCTTTACCAGGTACTTTTAGATATGCTGGGGTTCCAATAGGAGCTCCCGGTGCTAACCAAAAACCAGACTCAGTTGCGCCTGAAAAGTTAGTACTAGCATTACCTGCTATAAGTATAACAGGATCATAAGTTGTAAGTTGAGCAGAGATACTAGCATCATAAGGTAAGAAACACTTAGAAAAATTTCCAGCAGAATCATACGTTACAGAAGAAGCTTTAGCATAGAAATCCATATGTGGATTAACCTGCTGACCTGCAGATGTAACAACAATAGCCTCTTCAGGAGTTTGTGTTAATGTAGCAGATAATACAGTATACCTTGCTGAACCACTGGTACCAGTTTTGATAACAGTATATAAAGTATCTGCATCAGTTTCTACATAATGCACTTTACCAGGGAGTTGCCAGTTAAACCAACACTGCATTAATTCATTTTCGCCATCACTATAGGTACGATAGAAGTATATTTTATCTTCAGTTGGACCCCACATAGTTATGAAACTATTTTGTGTATTAGCGTGTAAACCAGTAATAGTAGCAGGAACGTATTCAGCTACGGATCGTCCAATATCTACAACCCTTGGTAATTGATCTAAACCTTGAGGTGCGAAACCAAAGACTCTAGTAAAACCTGCAGTATCATGTGTCTTACTTACAAAACTAACATAGTTACCTAAATCAACAGGATCTATTTTAGAGTCCATCTTATAGTTAGATAGACTACGGATCAAAGCGGTTTTAGGGCTGAGATTACCATCAGCAGAATACATCATAAATTGCTGATTCTGACTGAATAACATTAAACCACCAGCTGAAGGGATGATACCATGTAATGTAGCATCTTTAATACTAGAACAACTTAGATCAATAGGATCATCATCAGTTGTTGTCATAGCACTGGTATAATAAAAATTAAAATAATCAGCTGCTTTACCCATTGAGACATTATCAGCTGTTAAAAATCCTAATCTATTATTATAATAAAAAGCTTGTTGAATAGTACTACCTACAAAACTAGGGTGTTTATTACTCTTACTATCCCCTACTAATCTAGGTGCTCCAAATACTCCTGAAATACCACCATCAGATACATCATGTTCAATAGTAGAAAAGGTGAAATTATTCTTAGAAGTACTTACTAATTTATGTGGCATAGTAGTAGAATTTAGACCCTTATCTTCTCCAGGTCCTCGTCCTTCTGTCCATGTACCAGGACCATTACCTTCATTATCAGCTTTAAATCTACTGAAATAATCAGCATCAGTTGATGTAGTATTTACTAATTTTATAACTCTATCATGTTTAGAAGGTGTAGCTAACTCTGTAATATTATTAACTTCATCTTGATATACTGTCAAAGCGTTACCTGCTTTACCTCCAATCACAGTTAATGTGAAAGCAGAAGTACCTGTTAATTCTAATGAAGTACCTATTACTTCTGCAGTGATACCAGAGATACCATGTAGACCACCCGCTGCTCCACTGTAAGCTCCAGATGTAGTTGTCCCAGCTTTTAAATCAGTTAGTATATGTGTAGTGTTTAAAAATTCTGTAGTATCTGCGTCATTAGATGCTGTATCATTAGCCTTAGTATTTACAGTACATGTATGAGTAGCTCCTCCTGTAAATGTAAGTATGACTTCATATTTTGCACTATAATCTACAATATGATTTTTAATAGTAGCTACTTTATTAGCGACAAAAGCTGTATCTGTAACAGCTGTTATCGTTTTAGTTTTATTAGTAATGATACCTGTTTTTACAACATTAAGAAAATCATAATCATAATGATTAAGAGCATTTAAATACTGTCTAGTATTCGTACCATAAGTTACAGCCGCTTTAACGTAATCACCGTTACCATCTACTTCTGCTATATTCCATACATGTATAGCAGCATCAGCTTCTGTTGCATTACCTACAATACAACCTATATATTTCTCATCTGTACCATGATTCATATAAAACCATTTAGAATTATCTAAATCATTATTGTCAAAAGCTGTACCACCTGTAGTAGCACTTTCTAACTGTGTTAAATATTTTAAACCAGGTCTTTTTTGTAAACCGAATGTAGGATCAGGGTAAGCATTAACAGCCTGACGAACTTGACCTGGTAATTTTTTGTCATCAGGTTGGCTAGATACACCACCTAAAAAATTCGGTATTGTTTGAGTTACACTTGCCATTAGCGTTGTAGTGCGTGATAAGGTTGATAAGAATTGTAAACTTTCTTCCCTCTTTGATGTCCAAAGAATGTGTAATCCCCTTGAGTACATTCATATTCTATAGCCATAGCTCTATTATAAGCTTCTTTAGTAGTTAGAATTTGATACTGCTGAGGGTCCCCTACAATTCTACTAGAGACAATTGCTGCTGCTCTAGCTACTATATAATCTTGAATAGGTCTAGGTAGATCAACCCAATCAAATAACCATACTATATCACAAGCTACTGTATCCCAATTAGTTAGAGTTTTCCAGTCATATGTATGATTAATTTTTTCATATAATTTTCCATTCCTTCTAACTGCTTCATATTGATTATCTTTTTCATCATGTAAATCTATCTGTAATACATTATTAGGTATTACAACTTCACCATTAGCATCTGGTGTTAATTCATAAAACTCTTCTTTGTTAAATGTCCAGCCTTCAGCCTGTACTTCTCGCGATACATTGATTAGTGTATCATAAGCAATCGCAACGTCCGGGTTGGTTTGATCGAGGGTGGTGACAGGAGCCTGACCTACAGACGCCAGTATTTCATTTACAGCTGGTAATTCTTGAGCAGCGTTTGTAGTTGGAAAAGGCATAATTAATTTATATTAATAAAAAAGGGGACCGAAGCCCCCTATGTTTAAGAGCGTGAGATTGCGGGTGAATCGCACTCCACAGCTTTGTAAGCGAAACCAAGACCTTTGGTTTCTGAATATACAGCAGATTGTGAATACGTTCCGCCTTGAGTATATGCTACCGACTTGCGGATAGCAGTATTACCTCCAGAGATACCAGAAGTACTACCTGAGTACCCACCTGGTTCTTGGACTGTGGCATCTGTATTTGACACTCTTGCTGTTGCAGGATTTGCCATAATTTAATTCTCGTATTCTAGTGATGTAACGTATCCAACTACAGCAGTGTTAGTACCTGCGTTAGTAGTAGAAATAGTAACAGCATCGCCAATGCGATAACCATCACCATCACTACCAGCAGCCGCAGGGTCAGGAACAATAGCTGTGCATACGTTTGAAGCGATGGTTAGATCTACTACGAGACCTGAACCACCACCATCGGTCGTTGTAGCTTTATCAGCCACAGCACCATTAGTACCGCCAGCAGTTCCATTTTCACCAGTGGCAGTACCAACAGCTATAGTTGCGACAGCACCACCTGCACGACCCCATTCAACAGGGGGTGCAGAGTACCATGTGTCGCTAGTAATTCCACCAAAACTGGTAGTACTTATTGCTTTTGCCATTAGGTTACCTCCCCTTAAGCGGTTTGGATTTCAATTGCAGCAGCAGGGTTAAGAGTTCCAGCTCCCATTGCTAGACGTCCAACGATCAAGTCGCCTTGATACATTGTTTTGATGTCAGCTCCGGTTGTCTGAACCTGAGGACCGATTGCTTCTACAACACCAGCCGCATCCTTCTGATATATGAGGCCAGCGTGTGTAGCGAAAGCACCATTGTAGGTGTTATTTTCACCAGACACAGCAGCTACTGTACCAGCTTGGAAAGGTAGGTTGTTAGAACGTTGAATCTTGATACCAGCAATTTCATATAGTCCTTCACCAGAGGTGAGGTTACCATTGCTGTTACCATAATCCCTGTTAAGGATATTAGTATCTACTTGAGAAACTAATGCATAGTACTGACGTGGGTTTAGTACGGCAGAACGTCCATCCTTAGGAAGGTTCTTTTCATCGAGAATTGCAGCAGCTTCGAAGAATGCATCTACGAGTTTCTGTGCGTCGTATTGGTTACCGGCACCAATCTTAATAACGGAACCGCCGGGCTCTGGGCCTGGGGCTGCAGTAATCGGGTGAGCTTCTCTAGCAGCGAGAGCGATTGTTCTGAAGATCTTTTTATCATAAGCTTCGGCTAGTGCATAGCCAATTTTCTTTGAGATCTCTGAGCGTAGAGAGTAGTGAGCAAGAGTTTCATCTAGATCATACACGAATGCAGAACTGATGAGTAGATCATCACAAACGATGGTCTTCTCTGCTACTGGTGGATCGCCACTGCCTAGAATCGGTGTTCCTGGCTCGTGGTAATCAGCCGTCATACGGCCTGTGAATATGAACTGCATAGACTTACCGTTCTTTAGTTGACGGTTCTGTACAGTTCCTTTAGCTACCGTTGCTGCCTCATAAGCTTTGAAAAGCTCACCAGAAAACAGCTTCAGGTAGGTTGCGTATTTGGTATCATAAGCAGTACCTAGCGCCAACGGTGTTGACGAGGTATTGTTAATAGAACCAATACTGGAAACTAAGGTATTAGCCATTGTTTAGAGAGTAGTGTATAGTTAAACGTGCTCTCAATCGATTGAAATTAAAGATTTTTGTGGTCTTTCCCACCGTCTAGACGGCAAAGGGTATCCGCGTACGGGCCAATGCCAATTAGTTAGAGGTCCGACACTGAGGTGCCTCTAACCAAGCCTTACCTTGTCTATGATAGTTAACATGCAAGGCTTCGATAAATATAAAAATGGCTAGGAGTCCGAAGACCCCCAACCACATTTCATTAAACTTCATCAGAAGCGGTACTTAGTACCTACGCCAATTTTCCAGTCAGGGTCATCAGAATCAGCATACTTCTTATGCTCATAGAAAGCATTAGCAGTCAGCTTCTCTGTGATTTCGATACCAGTACCGACTTCAGCGATGAGTAGCTTTTCGCCATCAGCGCCATCGTCAGTAGAGACCCCGCCGCCAAGCTCCACGTAAGGAGTAAGGCTACCGACTTCAGTATCATAACCGACTCGGCCAAGGAGTTCACGATTTTTGTATTCACCATCTGATCCTGTAAATTCTGCTGAACCGGTCACGTATACCCCGGCCATTGCGGGAGCGCTCACAGCTGTAAGGGAAGCGAGTGCTAGAGCAAGTGTTTTCATAGTTGTTTAAAGTGTTTTGGTATAAGGGATACCGCGATACTTGAGTACGAACTTTTTTGTTTGCATGGTTTTTCTCCAAGTACCTAACCCCCGTTCCATGGTTAGGATTCATGCGTCCCCGTAGGGGATGAACGGACGGTATCAATAGTCGAAAGGCGAGGACGCTGCTGTGCGGGTCGCCTCTATAATTGTATTAGACATTATCCTGTAGCCAGTGCCGACATAAATCTGACCTATGACTACAGCTATAGTCATTATACCCCAGAAGGTATAATATTTATTTGTTTTTCTTACCTTTCCCTTTGACATTTTTCTTGGGTGGTCTTCCTTTTTTAGTTCCGTATGTTCCAGCTCCGTAAGGCATAATATTTACCAGGAGCTAGTTGATAATGTACCTGCTGCACAGACATCTTGATGTGGTGAAAGTTCAGTATCTGTTTGACCATCACTGACTCCATTCACAGTTATTCTACCAGCACCATTACCTCCAGGTACTGTTAGTACATCATCATCTGTATAGTTCTTACCTTTGTTTACAATGGTTGCTCCATTAACTGCACCACCACTTACTGTAATAGTAGCAGTAGCACCAGTGCCAGTACCACCTGTTGGTGTTACAGTACCTGCTGAATAACCTGAGCCTCCAGTGAAACCATCAAAGGCTGCTATCTCTCCAGTAGTATAAGGATGTGGATAAATTGGATTAGTTGCAGCGGTGGGTACTACATAGAGTGTGGTCATACCACTTATATTTTTAGGGTCATACCCTGTTGCATCAGCCATAGTTAGAAATTAATATTGGAACGTTCTAATTTATCGTAGATATCCTGACGATAAGCAGGGTCTTTATCATACTGTGGATCACTCATAGCTTTTACTACTTCTGCCTGACTACGGAATTTTGATCCTTCAGACTTAGCAGCTTTACCAGTTAACATTTCCCCATCAACTCCACGTGCATCATTAAATCTATAAGATAAAGCTTGTACAGCAAAGAAAGCAGCAAGAGGATTACCTTGATCCATGATTACATCATACATCTTAACCTCTTGTTCACTTAAATTCTCACCAGCCCAAGCCATCATTTGACCGTAGCCTTCATCACCACCAGCTATACCTTTTAGATCTTTAATATTATCTTCAGAAAGTTGTGACTGTACTGGAGCTGGAGATTCAGATCTTTCTTTAAGATACATTTGTGCTATATCTCTAGAGTCCATACCAGCTAACTGCTTCATAGTCTCTTCAGTATACTCACCTTTCTGACCTTCTTCCCAAAGAGTATTTAAAAATGAAGTATCAATCTCTTCAGATTTTTCTTCCTCTTTAGCTTCAGGTTTTTCTTCAGGCTCAGCAGAATCTTCTTTAGTCTCACCAAGTTTCTTCTGTAACTCAATGTAACCTTGTTCTAAATCTTCAGCTGTTTTAAATTTACCAGCAAGCATTTGTTCTTGCTGTTCAGCCATCTTCTCACCAACCTCTAGAGAATTCTGTTCCTCTTCAGTCAGCTCACCTTCTTGAGTTTCAGAAGGATCATACGTAAGTGTTGCCATCGATTGTTTCTACTGTAAGATTACCAAGTCCAACTGTTGTCACCTTCTTAGAACCTGGTGCTTTAATGTTTGGACTGCCAACTTTCATTCGAGGTGCATACTTCATTTTCATTTCACTCTTCTCTTCAAAGAGTTCTTTATCTTCTGCACTCAAAGGTGGTTGGACTTTGTTAGCTCGCTTCGCTTTACGTGGGCGAGAGGGTTTAACCTGGTCCACTGAGTTCCTCCGCTAGTTGTGGATTTTTACTTGGGTCATTCATAGGATTACTATTATCAACTTTACCTGCTTCTAATGCCATCTGTTGTTGTTGTAACTGCTGTTGTTCTCCTTCTATTTCTTGAAGAGAACGTACAAGGTTAAGTATATCTATACCTTGTGATGCTGCTAAACGTTTGATAACTTCTTCAGGGTTAATAAACTTTTGTGTTGCCTCTGGTCCCATCGTTTGTGAGATGGTAGTAAGGAACATACCAAGTGCTTCTCTATCCTGACCTCTTCCTAATGCATTGACACCTGCCACAATGGTAGGTTTAACAACACCTTTAGGTATCTTAGGTATCTGTCCAGTCTTCTGAAAGACAGACAGTTTCCTGTTTAGATATGGTACTAAGAACTCTACAGTAAGTAGACTAAATAGTCCACCGAGTTGCTGCTCTAGTTCCATCTGTGTCATACGTACTTCTTCTGCTGTAGTCCTTTCACTTTGGCGTACCGAAAGTATAAGGAAAGCTTCTGATAAACGCTTCTCTAGTTGGCCCATCATTTGATAGGCAGTCTGGAAGTCTGCAGTCTTACCAACTTGCACAACTCCTATGTCATCGGGCCGTCCTTGGACGATCGCACCGTTACCTGCAGAGGCCAGCGTCTGTGGTTTAGTAGTGCTTGAGGGTGATACTACAAAAACAACTTTAGCAGCTGCTGCAGAGCCTTCTACGAGTGCCTGAGAGAGTGCTTCTAAACTCTTTAGATCTCCGACAAACTCTTCGACTCGTCCTCTTCCATAAGCTTCTCCATCACAAGTGTTAAACCTCATGTGAAGCCATGGGTTCGTATCTAGTGGTGCCTTACCTCTGGAAGTTGGAATGATTTTATCAAAGACTTCTTGATGCCATACAAAACGATTGTTATCTCGTTTGATATGTGTGTATACATCACAGTCTTCTCTGTCATCATCCTCTTGACCTGGCAGTGGTACCTGGTAATCAGGTATTACATCTGCCAATAATTTTTTTGCAATTTTTTCTTTAGTGACAATTTCAATCACGTTCCCGTTGCCATCTCGATCAACCACAAAACGGTTTAACGGGTAGAGCTTCAGTCCATCTTTACCCATGAAGAGTAGAGCGTTGCCTGCTACTACCAAATGCTTAAGCGCTTGGTGTATCATGACACGATCATCTGATGCTGCAATAGCATCCATGATAGTACGTTCTATCTTTGCAAAGGATAAATCTAATTCGGTTGTAACTTCAGGAGGTACATCACCTAGTTGACTGTCATCAACTTGGAGTTTAAAGAAGCTGGTTTGAGCAGGCAGTAAAGCCAACATCAATTTAGATGCTAGTGTTACTACTCCCTTTGCACCAACGCTTTGCCACGGAGTCTTGAGATCCCGTACTCCACCTTTGAAATTCTCTTCATCACGAATTAGATATGGAAGTGTTAGTCTAGCCGCTACATCCGCTTGTGCTAAATACTCGGAACGGTAGCTGGATAAAAAGTCATATCTAGATTTAGCTGTCATTAGATATTAAGGGTTTTGTTTTTAAATTTCTTATTGTTTCTACTCAAACCTGCTAGGCCAGCACTAATCATACCTGCCTGTGCGGATGGAGATTGAGCTTGTTGTATTCCTATAGGTGTTGCTTGGTTCTGTACAGGTTGAGCTGATGTAGTTCTAACCTTCAAAGCTTCTGCTCTGTTAGAAGCAATCTGTCCTTCCTGTGTTTGCTGAGCTGATTCTACATTACCTAACCGTCCTGCTATACTTAGACCAGCACCTTCAGCTGCGGTAACTCTATCTTTTAAGTTACCAAACTGTGTAGCATTCGGTAAGGATAGTAGATCTGTTGTCTTAGCGTAAGCACCTAGTGAATCCTTAGTAGCAAGGTTAGAGATGTTAGGTATGTCAGAAGTCCGAGCATAACCTGATAGATCAGGTGAACTTAAACCACTTAAACGTGACTGTAAGTTTTCATAACCTGTCTTCATACCTTGTTCAGTACGTTCTAGGTTACGAAGATCACGCATAACATCATCACCACCTCTTCTTGTCTCATCAGTCTGTCCTACCCATACACCATCTTGATAACTTCCACCTGGTTTCATCCATTCAAGAATACTCATGCCAGTATAACCTTGGCGACGAGCATCTCTAAAATCATCTTGTGTGAAGTCGCTATCTGATGTACCCTGGTAACCAGATTTAAATCCGTAAAAATCTTGCCAACTCATATGTTAATCCCCCTTGGGTTGTGTTGTTTGTAATGGATCTTGCCGATCAGCGACAGGACCACCTAAGCCCCAAAGAGCTTTACGACCTGAGTCGAATGTCATATCTGGTCTTTGTACTTCTGTTCGTCCAATGTTTAATGACTGTCTAAATACATCAGCACTTATGACTTCACGTGTAGGTCCAGCAGCTTGTTCATCTTTAACTATCTTGTCTTGTCCTACAGTTAGTGCATCGATATCTAAATCAACTGCAACGTGTGGAGGTTTAACTGGAGGTGGTTCATACTTACCTTCCCAAGTTGTACGCCACGCGTCCTTACCTTGACCACGTTCAATCATAGTCTCATAAACACTAGGTAATAGCTCACGTATCTCACCTACTGATGTGATACCTGCTGATTCATCTAGACCAAAAGCTGTATTTCCATTTTCATCGTCAGGGAACTGATCTCTAAAGGCAGCTGCAAACGCAGCATCATTCCTATAGAATTCCCAATCAACTAGGCCACGTGTCTGCCATTCATAAGACTGCTGTTCACTAAGGTTGTTTTTATTAACACCTTCACCAAAGTGTTCAACTAAAGCCTTATTACTCCAGTCACGTACAAGATCTAGACCCCAGTTATTATTAACTTCTGCATTAAGTATAGGCTGCTGACTTCCATCAGTAATTACACCATCAGTAACATTAGAATATAAGTCATCAACAAATCTAGTAGTTAGATTTTCAACAGCTTCTTGTCCTGCTACTGTACTATAATCTGGGTTCTCTTCTACACTATAACCTTTACGAGGGTTGTGATCATGCTTACCTTCATCACCTGGTCTACCTGGTGCTTCATATTCAATCGCCATGTAGCGGTTGATGTCAGATAAGTTGACTGTAGTTTTACTAGGATCGTCACCTAATACAAACTGTGAACCAGTATAAGTAGTTGTAGGGTCAGCAGAGTGTTGAGTACCATCCCCTCTAGTACTATAATCTTTAGTACCTTCCCAGTGTTTCGTACCAAACTCTGTCTGATCTACACCTTGATCTAATGGTCGATCAGCTTGAGGTGTACTGTTATCTGTCCAGTCAGATCTTAAGGTAGTATTACCTTCACCATCTGTTGTATATAGTTTAGCTAGATCTGATACGGATGGTGTAAAATTTTCTGTCTCTTGGTTTCTACCTGTACGAATTGTACCAAAGTCAGGGTGACCATCTGTACCAGAGGTGAATTCATCTCCACCTATACCAGCTTGTCTTAGTACGTCAAAGACTTCTCTTACCTGGTCATCACTGAGACGAGAATCACCGCGTCTTCCAGTAGGCAGGTCATTACCCATGTCAACCCAAAGATCTTTAACCCATTTCTGTTCTCCATATCTACCATGGCTCATACTTTATTCCTCCAATCTTTTTATCAGCCACTCCACGACGGAGCGCTGGCCTGCTTTGTACATTATACTTGGTAACTCTTCTTTAGGGTGGGGATTAGAGGGAGGGAAATTGTTTTCCATCTCTTGAAGAATCTTTTCATCAACTCGAGGACCAAGTACAGCCTCAAGCATATTGTGGGAGGTTTGCATTTGAGTGTTCAAAGAATGCTGGAACTCTAGCTGATTTCGTCTCAGAGAACTCAGGCGCTTTGCCTTCGTACATTAAGCGATCACTAGCATCCAGCCAGAATTTTTTGTCTA